CTTACAGGACACGCAGCAGATATTGCAGCTACAAGTGGAAAAGAAAGATGGACTATTGTTAATGCCCTTATTAGAAGTGGGTTTAACAGAATCGGTATTGCAAAGTCATTCATCCACGTTGACGATGACCCAAGTAAACCAAACAACGTTATTTGGACTTACTAATACTACAGGTAGTACACTATGTCTGAAGGAAAAAAGAAGTTTAAAGACACACAAGTTGGTCAGTTCTTATTAAGTAAGATACCTAATGTAGTAGCAAAGATTGCCGATGATACTGTTGTTGGCAATGTTATAGAAGCTATTATAGGTGGGTCTGAAATGAGTGAGGCTGATAAAGCAGTAGCTTTAGAAAAACTTCGTATAGAAAGAGCAGAGATAGATGGTGTTACGAAACGTTGGGTTGCTGATAGTAATTCTCAAAGTTGGTTAGCAAGAAATGTTAGACCACTTACTTTAGCTACCCTTACAATCGCATATATAGTTGGATGGTTTTTAGGATTAGATACCTCAGATACTTCAGGTTTACTTACTTGGGTATTATGTGGATATTTTGGTGCAAGAACCGCAGATAAAATTGGTGTAAACTTTAAAAAATGATAAGATTGTTATTTGTATTACTTTTTGTATCTTGTACAATACAAAAAACAGTTGATTGCAAATATATTTCTACTCTTTGTTATGAACCTAATGAAGATAGTCAAGTAGTTTGTGAATTTGTATTTGAATGTAAAGAATTATAATAATGGCTAAGAAACAACAAGTAATAACTTACAAAAAGAAACCAAAGGTTAATAGACCAGGTATTCATTCAAAAAGTAAAACTAGCCATCTTAAATCCTCTAAGAATTATAAGAAACTCTATAGAGGTCAAGGTAGATAATAATTAACCTTAAATATATATAAAATGTCAGAAGATTTAACTATTAGAAAGTTAGCGGAAAAGATTGCCTCAGATTTTGCTTTGAGTGTTAAGGAGCGTACAGATCGTATTTTAGAATTAGATGCCATTCAATACACCAATTTAGGTATTGATTCTCTTAAGGCAGAAAAAATAAAAGTTAAATCAGATAGCAAATATCTTTACAAACAAATAAGAACCTTCAATGAACACGATGGTAATCTCCTGGTAAATCACCTAGACAAGTAAATGTGAATTTAATAGGGGTAAAATTTGGAATATAAATTCAATAGGGGTATATTTGCTTGTAAATTCATTTTTTACCCTTGAAATAATTCTTGTTTATCTTTGTTTGAGAGAGGTGGTTTTAATAACTGCCTCTTTTTTTCTGTACAAATTATTTTGTCAGTTGGAAAATATTATTTACATTTGGCAGTATGAAAACAATAAACGATAAACTGGTTGCTATCCAGGGGAGACTGAAAGCACCAAAGAATCAAAGGAACAGTTTTGGTAATTATAACTATAGGAGTTGTGAGGACATCCTAGAGGCTGTAAAACCATTATTGCAGGATCACAAGGTAACTGTAAATCTTAGTGATGAGACTATCCAATTAGGAGAGCTATACATCATCCAGGCAACTGCTACAATTAGTGATGGGGAGAATTCTATTTCCGTTACTGCTCAAGCAGGTATTAGCTTAAATAAGAAGGGTATGGATATCGCACAATCTTTTGGGGCATCTAGTAGTTATGCTAGAAAGTATGCACTCAATGGGTTGTTCTTAATTGACGATACGAAAGACGCAGATGCAACAAATACTCATAACGTAGAGGTGGTTGCTGAAGTAGTGGACAACAAACAATGGTTACAAAAGAATACAACCCAGTTTGTTAATGCCAAAAAAGCTATAGATAGTGGCAAATTCACTCTAAATGATATAAGACAAAAATATAAGGTTAGCAAAGAAGTTGCTGCTTTATTAGAAGGATAACTATTAATTTTTATTTATTTATTATGGAAAATCAGAAATCTAGAACCTATGTGGGTAAAGGAGTAAAAGTAGATCAATTTGACTTGATTAACATTTCTATTTGTATTGATGACTTACAGAGTCATATTTTTGAGTACAACGGAAAACGTTATGCTAAATTAACAGTAGGTAGACTTCGTGAGACTGATCAATATGGGAAGACCCATAGTGTTTGGTTAAACAATTACAAAGCTGAAGCTAAAACAGAAGCTCCTAAACAACAAGCAGTAAGTCAACCTCAAGGAGACTTGCCATTTTAACAACAATCGAGGGTGGAGATAATATCAAAGCCCTCTTTTAATTAAAACAAGATAATTATGGATAAGGGATTTATAACTATTAATTTTTCTACAATGGACAATTTAAATTTATCCCATAAAGAATTTATTGTACTAAAGTATATTGATTCTATGTGTACAACTGGTGTTCAGGATTATTGCTTTGCAAGTAATAAAACAATGTGTAGTACGCTAAATATAACTCAACGAACTTTATATAGAATTCTCAATAGATTGGAAGAGAAAAAACTGATTACCAGGAAAACTCGTTCTATTGGCAATGATGGTAAAGAAAGGAGAATATTTAGTAACCATTCCCAAGTGCCAAAATGACAGATATATATAGATAATATATATTATACTTAGTTTTAACTATGTTATATACTTAGTACTAATAAAAAAAAATATATAATACTTAGTACTATACTAAAAAAAAGATGATACAAGAATTTACAAGAATAGGAATCCAACCAAAAGGAAGTCAAGTACAACAGAAACTTAAATGTCCTAAATGTTCACCTACAAGAAAGAACAAGACAGATTTACCACTCTCTATAAATCTTAGAGATGGAATATTTAAGTGTCACAATTGTAATTGGCAAGGAAGGGTTGGAGAATCAATAAATAGCAATTTTATGGAAGGGGGAGAAATATCTTATACTTTGCCAAACGAAAACTTTTTATACAAACTAAATGATAACGGAAGAGCATTTCTTAATTCAAGAGGAATAACTGATGAAATTATAGAACGATTTAATATTAGTTCTAATAAGCTAGGGGATCAAATTATATTTCCTTACTACAGAGATAATGTTTTAGTTAACTACAAAACTAGAGGAATCCAGGAGAAGACTTTTACTCAAGGCAAGAATGCTCAACCAGTTATGTATAATTATGATTTCCTAGTTGGCAAAGATACCATTATGGTTTGCGAAGGTGAAATAGATAGTCTTAGTTGGGCAGTAGCAGGTTTTCCAAATGTGACCTCAGTTAATATGGGAGCTCCTAATCCTCAGGATAAGTCTGTGGATAAGAAACTACAATGTTTAGATAGTGCCTACGAGATATTTAGAGATGCCAAGAAAGTATATATTTCAGTAGATAATGATGAGAATGGCAGATTCTTACAAAAAGAGTTAATTAGACGAATAGGTGCTGAAAAATGCAAATTAGTCGATTTAAGCCCTTTTAAGGATGCCAATGAGGTATTAGTCCACGAAGGTATAGAAAGTCTCTTAGAACGAGGGAAAAGTGCCTTAGATCCGAAAGTGGAAGGTATCTTTGAAGTGAATGATATTAGAGACTCACTTATAGATGGTTTTTATAATGGGGTTGAAGAGGGTACTACAACCTATATACCTGATGTGGACAAAGCCTGGAGATGGAGACCAGGAGAGGTTAATATTTGGACTGGATATCAGAATGAGGGAAAGTCTACTTTTCTAAATCAATTGTCTTGTGTTAAGGCGGCTTTAGATGGATGGAAGTTTGGGGTATTTTCTCCTGAGAATATGCCAATGAATGATTTTGTCAATGAGTTGGTTGAAATGTATATTGGCAAGACAAGTAATCCAACATATAAGAGTATTCAAATGTGTTTAGAGGAGTATGAGGAAGGTTTGTCTTTTGTAAATAACCACTTCTTTATGATATACCCACCTAAAGGATTTTTACTTGAAACAATACTAGATAAAGCTAAAGTACTTATTAGGCAAAAAGGAATAAATAGTTTGATAATTGATCCTTACAATACTGTTCAACATAAAATGAGAAGTGGTGAGAGAGAGGATTTATATATTTCTAGGTTTATGTCGGAACTTAAAAGATTTGCAGTTGACAACCATATTTCTATTCACTTAGTGGCTCATCAAGTCACACCTCGTAAAGGAGATGATGGTAGGTATCCGAAGCCTGATGTGAATTATATAAAAGGTGGTGGAACGTTTGCTGACAAAGCAGATAACGTGATGTTTATATGGAGACCTAATAGAGCGATTGATTTCTCAGATAAATTAGTTACCTTTGGTTCACAGAAGATTAAAAAACAAAGATTGGTAGGAATTCCTCAAGATATAGAAATGATTGAATTTAACATAAAGGAGTCTCGTTATTACTTTAATAGCTTTACTCCATTTACTAAAATAGATGAAATCAGAAGAAAGAAGAGAAGTAGCCCTATCATTGCCCCTCTATATAACAAACAATAGTAATCGTAGACGATGGCTCACTATGAATAATTATCGTAATTGGCACTATCAAATAAGTAATGATATCAAACGTAGATTTAAAACGATAATTACTCCTAGTTTAAATTTTAAACTAAAAGGTAAGCTAAAGATTGAATATTTTTACTTTGCCCCTGATAAACGAACAAGAGATTTAATGAATGTGATATCTGTGGTTGATAAATTTTTCCAGGATGCTATGGTTGAGAATGGATGTATAGATAGTGATGACTTGTCTACTGTGGTAGAGGTTCATTCTTGTTTTATGGGGGTTGATTCACAAAACCCTAGATTAGATGTATTGATAACTAAATTGTAATATGTATATACAAATTTTCCCTATTTATGGTCTTACTTTTGGATTCAATTATTGGAATTCAGATATGGATGGTTTTGAAGATGAAGAGCTATTTGAGACTGAACACCTTTTACAAATATTAATTGGAATATTTGGTATTTCATTCCATATATGGAGGAGCAAATAATAAAAATACTAGCTGATAAGCATAATGACTGGATTTATATGGCTAAGTCATTCGGAGTAAGTGATGACGATGCCAATGAATTAGTTCAACAAATGTATATCCGTATTACTGATTATGTCTCAGATGTGGAGAAGATTATGTATAATGAGAATGAGGTTAATACTTATTACGTTTATGTTACCCTTAGAAATCTATATTTATCTCAATTCCATAAAATAGACAGAAGGATGGTTTATAGTGATGACTTACCAATAGAGGAAATAGACTATCAATATTGTAGAATCAAACTAGAAGAGGAAAAAGAATTCTTTGACCAGGTAATTGAGAAGATAGATGGGATAGTAGAAGATTGGTATTGGTATGATAAGAAGGTATTTAATATCCATTTCTACAATGAAATGAGTATGAGAAAAATAGCTAAAGAAACTAAAATAAGTTTAAGTTCAATATTTAACACATTAACTAATGGCAAAAGCAAAATCAAAGAAGGTGCGCTCAAAGAATATAGAAGATACCTTGATGCCAAAGACTAAATCAACTGGGTTTGGTGATACTGTAGAGAAAGTTTTAGATGCTACTGGTATTGGTGCTGTGGCGAAATTTATAATGGGTGAGGATTGTGGCTGTTCCGATAGACGTGAGGTTCTCAATAAAGTATTCCCCTATCAAAAGCCTAATTGCTTAACGGAGAATGAATATAATTATTTAGCAGATTATTTTGCCAAGGGTAAGAATGTAATATCACCTGAGGTGCAAAAAGAATTGGTAGCTATCTACAATAGAGTATTTAATGATAAAGCACAAACTACAGGATGCAGTAAATGTTTCCTAAATTCAATCCATAAAAAGTTAGAACGAGTTTATAAAGAATATTAATATGAATGAACCTCAGCTATATCAATTCTTAAAGGATAATTATTATCCTGACTTAACTCTCAGTAATGATAAGATGAGTCGATGGGATTGTTATAGCCCTTCAACATTCCATAGAATAGAATTAAAATGTAGAGGAGCTCACTATGAGGAATTATTGATTGAGAAAAAGAAATATGATAGTCTCCACAAAAGATGTAGCTATAATATAGATTCTCCTATATATATTAATTCAACACCTAAAGGTATCTATAGATTTGATTTGTTCGATATAGAACCTAATTGGCAAATTCAACCCCATAATAAAACTACTGAATTTGAAGACAATAAAAAGATTGCCAAAGAAGTAGGGTTTCTAATAATAGAAAAAGCAGAAGTATTACATAAATTTAAAGTATGAGTGATAGTGTAGAAAAATGGTATGAGATGAATAGTGAGTGGACAGCAGATTCCACAGGATACAGACATTTACCTAAAGACCCAATTGTAGAAAAAGTAATTGATACAATGAGAGCAAGAAGTAGAGATGGTATAATTAAATACGGAACTACTCTTTATGATAGTCCTGATGGATTCTATAAATTCATAAACCACCTCCAGGAGGAATTGATGGATGCTATATTGTATATTGAGAAAATAAAGCAACAGAAATGATAATGGATTTTATAAATTTTGTAATATATCTAAGTGGATTCGTTTGTTTAGTCCTTATAATTAGAATAATAGTCGCACTTATAAATGGAGAAAACTTATTCAAATAAAATTGTAATTGACGTTTGTTGTAGTGTGAAGGGTATGTGGTTCGATAAAAAAGATGAAAGAGCATTGTTTATAGATAAAAGAAGAGAAACTCATATAGATACATATCCTTGTGGCACAAAAACAAATATTATAAATCCTGATATTATAGGAGATTTTACTGATATAAAACAGCCTGATAATTCTTTTTGGCACGTTGTATTTGACCCACCCCATATACAACAAAATTCAGATAGTCAAATAACAAAGAAATACGGAAGTCTCCAGGGAGATTGGAGAGAAATGATACGACAAGGTTTTAAAGAATGTTTTAGAATATTAAAACCTAATGGCACGTTAATATTTAAATGGAGTGAAGTGCAATTCCCAGTAAAAGAAATATTAAAACTCACAGACCAAAAACCTTTATATGGTCATAAGAGTGGAAAGAAAATGAATACCCATTGGATATGTTTTATTAAAACACTATGAAAGAATCAGAGTTAATTAAAATGAAGTACGATATAAAGCTCACGCAACAAGCTTTAGTCGTAGCCCTTGAAAAAATTAAACGTTTAGAAGATGCCACTTTTGAAACCAAAGAAGTACGAGACTAATAAAGATTTTATCCGTAGATGTATGGGGAATGCCAAAGTAGGAGAGGAATTTCCTGATAGGGATCAACGTTTCTCAGTATGTCAAACTATTTGGAAAGATAACTTTACTCCAAAAAAATAACAAAAATATTTGCAGGGTTTTTAGAAATATCCTAGATTTGTTAAAAACAAGTTGATATTTCAATGAAGATACTCAAGATTTTATTCAAAGACCCTCAGTTTATCCTGATATTCTTTTTACTAGGGATACTATTCGCAGTAGAAATATTTGTGGTAGTTATTTCCTATCCTTTTGAGTTGATTCAATTGGGTATCACTTGGTCAATAAAACAATTGTTAAACTTAATTAAATAGAATTATTATGGGAAGAGTAAAAGAAATGTTTATGGAAATGACTCACGAAGAGTCAGCAGTAGAGTTTTATGCTAGATTAGAACTCCTTAGAGAGATGCAAGAGGAACTTGTTGATCCTAAAGTACCTGAGAGTGTAAAGAAAATGATAATTAAAACAATATTAGTATAATTATGTTTACAGGTAAGGCAAAAGAAAGCGAAGCCATCACAACATTAGATGGTGTATTTTGGGATAAGCAAGAAATACTATCTAAGATGCAAGACGATAAATTCTATTTTGGCTATCTAGGGGAGAATGCCCTATCGAGTTCTGCTTGTGGGAAGTTGTTGGAATCCCCTAGAGCCTATAGAAATAGTTTATTAGGTGGTAGTGAAGTTAGACAGGAATTTAGAGATGGGAGTTTATTCCACTATAGATTACTAGAACCTGAGAAATGGGATTCTCTACAGTTTGTAGATGTGCAAACTAAAGGTGCTAAAGACTATAAATTAGCAGTCCAGGAGTATGGAGAAGATAATGTATATACTGAAAAAGAAAAATACAACGCAGATATGATGGCTGATGCCTATCTTGGAAATTCAAAGGTAGCCCACTATTTACAAGGTACTCGTAAAGAAGTTGGTATCATAGGAATGATTGGAGGATTTCCTTTTAGAGGCAAGGCTGATATCTTAGGTGATAATTTTATTGTTGACTTGAAGACAACTGGAAAACCTCTTTCTTCTTTTAAATATTCAGCAGATACTTATGGGTATGATATGCAATGTTTTATCTATTGTTATTTATTTGGCATTAGCTATAAGGACTTTAAATTCATAGTCATTAATAAGAGCTCCCATCAAATTGGTATATTTGATTGTAGTAAGGAATTTTACCATAGAGGTGAGTATAAGACTATGGAAGCAATTCAAATTTATAAGGATTACTTTGTAGATAGAAAAAAAGAAATAGACGAATTTTATTTATATGATGTACTCTAGCAAAGAAGAATGTTATAAAGATATATATTTATCCTTAACAATGGGTGTAGTAAGTATAGAAGATACTAATGATTTACTAGCCTACTATAGAGATATAGAACATTATGAATGTTGCCAAGGAATATTAAATGCACTTAAAGATTTTAAAACAATACAAAAAGAATACAATGACAATAATAGATAGAAAAGTAATTAAAGATAAGATTAGAGAATCAGTTGAACAAATAACTGGTCAAGATATAATGGTTAGAAATAGAGAGAGACCAAGAGTAGAGGCTCGTTATATTGCCTTTAAGGTTATGAAAGATACTTTCTCCAGGATAACGCTTAATGAAATAGCTAGGTATTTTAAAATAAATCACGCTACTGTGATCCACGGAATAAAACAAATGACAGATTGGATTGAAACAGATAACCAATTGAAGTTAATTTATAATGGGGTGTTATATGAGATTAATACATTCTTAGAGAACGATGAGGCTGAACTTATTCCGTTTGAAGAGAATTATGTTTCTATTGGCAAATATGAGGAACTTTACAATAGATTTAGAATATTACAAAATCTCCATAGTAATTTGCTAAAAGAAAATAAACAACTTATAGAAAACCATAGAAAATATAAAAAAAGACACGAATTACTAAGAGATAAGTTATACGTTTAATATGGAGCAAGAAGAAAACAAAGAAAAAAAAGTAGATGGTAGAAGGAACAATGGGTCTATCAAAGGAGTCTCTAGAGGACAAGGGAGACCTCCTAAGATTAAAGAAAAAGAAACTAATGCCCTTACTCTTAAAGCACTTACTAAAGCGTTTGGAAGTGAGGAGAAAGCCTGGATTCACGTTGCAGAAAAAGCTGCAGAAGGTAATTTCAATTATACTAAGATGTTATGGGAGTATCGTTATGGTAAGCCAAAAGAACAACAAGATATCAATGTTAATACGAACGTTAATATTCCAGTAGTTGATTTTGCCAAACCTAAAACTATTGATGTAGACCATACAGAAGTTAAGGATGACTGATTGTAATTATATAGGATGTTATGGAGAGACTTTGTTCTTTGCTGAATGTATTAAAAGAGGTTACAATGTTAGTAAGCCTATTTTGGATTCTAGCGTTTACGACTGTATTATTGATACTCATAGTGGACTATATAAGGTGCAAATAAAATCTACTGGTAAAGAACCTAGAGAGGAAGACCCTAATATACAAATAGCCCTACAGAATAATAAAAAAGATTATTCCATAGACTTAGTAGATTACTTTGCTGTTTATTCTACTTATTACAATGGGTTCTTTATATTTAAAAACCAGGGAGATATGCAGTCGATTCGATTTAGTTTAACTGGTAAATGGAAAGACTATTTTAATAATTTTAATTTCAGTAAAGATGGAGAATAAAGAAGGAGTACTTTTTTACTATATAATTCAAGGAGATTATCTACCTTGTTACGACCCACACTATTTAACTGATAATGATTTTTGGTAATGGCAAACAAAATAGATTTAAATCCTAAATACCAAACGCTATTCAATAGTGATAGCAGATACTTTGTTGTAACTGGTGGTCGAGGTTCAGGTAAATCATTTGCAGTTAACACCTTTTTGGTACTACTCACCTACGAACAGAATACAAAAACCCTATTCACTCGATATACTATGAGTAGTGCGGAGATGAGTATTATCCCTGAGTTTAGGGAGAAGCTAGAGTTGATGGGAGTTGAGGATCAATTTATTATAACTAAGACTGAGATTAAGAATAAGCTAACTGGGAGCTCCATATATTTTAGTGGGATTAAAACTGCAAGTGGGGATCAAACCGCAAAGCTAAAGTCAATTCAAGGGGTAAATACTTTTGTACTTGACGAAGCAGAAGAGCTCAACGATGAGATGAGTTTTGATAAAATAGATTACTCAATCCGTAGTAAGGTTGCCAAGAATAGATGTGTGTTGATATTGAATCCGACTACTAAAGAACATTGGATTTACCAAAGATTCTTCCAAAATAGGTCTATAAACGATGGGTGGAATGGCACTAAGGAAGGGGTAACCTATATCCATACTACTTACTTAGACAACCTGGATAACCTATCTAATTCCTTTGTGAATCAAATAGAAGACATAAAAAAGAGACGCCCTGAGAAATACCGCCATCAAATTATGGGGGGATGGCTACAGAAAGCAGAGGGAGTTGTCTTTACTAATTGGCAAGTAGGTAAATTCAATAACGAAATAGATTCAATATTTGGTTTAGACTTTGGCTTCTCAAATGACCCTACTGGGCTTGTAGAAATTGCCATAGACAAAGAGCGAAAGATTATTTGGCTAAAAGAACATCTATATAAGAAAGGTTTAATAACCTCCCAGATATACGATGCTTGTGTTAGGTTTGTAGGTAGAAATTTAATAGTAGCCGACAATTCAGAACCCAGACTACTATCTGAGATGAAGATGAAAGAGATGCCTCTTAACATTACCCCTACAATTAAATTCAAGGGGTCTATTGTAAGTGGGATAGCACTTATGCAGGATTATAATATAAATGTAGATGGGGAGAACCTTGTGAGGGAATTCAATAACTATGTTTGGGATATAAAGGGAGTAAAGCCAATCGATTGCTATAATCACCTGATTGATGCTAGTCGATACGGAATTCAATATCTACTAACTAGAACAGTTCCTAAAGGGATGTATATTGTTAGATAAAATATTTTTACTATATTTGTTTTGACTTTTTATTATTTAGTCAATTTTCATTTTGTTTGGATGATTACCCTCTAGAGATAGGGGGTTTTCTTTTTTTATATATTTTTTTGCTAGAATATTTGGCAGTTGGAAAATAATTAGTAAATTGCATTATAATTTTAAAATAAACATTATGAAAGACCACAGAGATTTAATAATTAACCCTAATAAACTAGAACAGGTTGGATACGCCTTCTATTGTTTTTATGAGGTTAACAGAGAGAAATTAATTGCTAATTTCGATGACCACGTTAGTAATGAGGAAGAACCTTGGAATTTTCCTGCGTTTTGCTTCGGTGCGTTTATGACTTCTTATAGAGAGTATCAAGTTAAGTTGAATTAACAATGAAGGTTCTTGAATTATTCGCAGGAAGTCGTTCAATTGGCAAAGTAGCTGAAGAATTTGGATATGAGGTATTCAGTTCTGATATTAATTCCTTCGAGGGTATTGATTACGTTACTGATATATTGGAGTTTGATATTAAAAGGATTCCTTGGACTCCTGATATTGTTTGGGCATCACCTCCTTGCACAACGTATTCTGTAGCGGCTATATCTTACCATAGACCCCATAACGGAGAAATTAGTGAGTTTGCCAAGGTAAGCGATTTAATAGTACAGAAAACTATATCTATTATAAAGGATCTAAATCCTAAGAAATGGTATATTGAGAATCCTAGAGGAATGTTGAGAAAGCAATCTTTTAT